CAATGAAGAATAGTATTCGGCATTCTTTAATCTCTGATCAATTCCTCTCAAGTCTTTCATAGTATATCGTCTATTATTTTCTAATGTAAGCTTTACACCATAATCACCTTTATCATTATCTCTGGCGACTTTTGATGATAGAGAGGGATATACTGGTATATCTAAAACACCCAGTGTCATAGCGTTTGCTTTTTCTTCAGGTACTTTTGGTGTTTCAGCAGGTATACCTTTGATAGCTTCTAATTTACCTTCTTCAGTAATTACAATTCTATCTTTTCTCGGTAAATATTGCTGAACATCTGCTTGAAAGTTTTCATCAGGCGCAACATTATATGCACCATCTGAGTCTACCGAGAATGTATCAGGTGAAGCCTTTTCTGCTCCTGGATTTGTTGGTGAACCTGCAATCGTACCTGTAGTTGTAGGATCACATGTATTTGCTTTTATTGGGCGAAAATCTACAGAGTCACGTAGTTCGTATGTCTTACCTGTTGTAGGTGATTTATACTTAGGTATTTCGAATGTTTTTATTGTTGTTGCACTTTCAGTTGAGTCATCTACAGGATATGAATCTATTGATAAGAAACCTATACCTTGTGAAGTGTTTCTTTCAAAAAATGAGAACTTGACAAGTATAGCTTTGTTTGTTATATTGAGCGAACTTGTAGATTTCTTAACAAGTTTTCCTATATCATACATATCATCTTTTTGTCCTGTATCAAGATCAAAGTGACTTGTTACATCTTGATCACTTGTAGTAACCGATGATGTATCAGATCCAAGATATACTGCTTCTATTTTAAAAACATCTGCAACACCTAAACTCCAAGGACCATTTGCTCCAGCTGAGTGGCTTTGAGTGTTAATGTTTATATATCTACTCTTTTTAATTGTCTTTGCAGTGGGTACAGCGTTAGAACGTAGAACATTAAAATATACAGAGGCAGAAAAACTACTTGCAACATTAGCTTGTTGTAGATTGATATTATGTTGAGATGATGATGATTGAATGATACCATTAGCTGAAGTATCAAAAACATAACCTTTTGGAAAAACTTGTCGATGTGATACTGCATCACTAGTTCCTAGTCCACTTCTTGTTGCTGATATTGTATCTTTAGTGGTAATACTTGTAGCACTGTTAATACTTGCTATTATGTGATCTTCTGTTCCTGCACTACCTGTGAAAGGATTTGTACCATCTGTCAATCTTATAATATCACCTATCTGATAGTCTTCGTTGAACTTACTACCACCAGCACCTGTTATAGTTTTAGTTCCGAATGATGCTATATGTCCACTTTTAGGAACAGTAGTTGATTCTGCTTTAGAAACTACAATAACTTTTCTTTCATTATCTGATGATAAAGGACTACCTGTCTCATTAAGTGTCTCTACACCACCGGCATGTGCTGAGTTTGCAGTAACTGTTGCACTCAAAGCTGGACCAGAAGGTGTAAACGTAACTGTCTTTTCAGTTCTGAAAACAAACTGAGTGTCAACATTGTTAGACGAGTCTTTTAGAGTTTTTGTACCTAATGCTGAGAATGGTAATACTAATAGATTATTACTTGGTTCTTGTAGAACAGCATTACCACTTGTAAGAACTATATCTGCTACTGAGTTGTGTGTTGACTCTGCTTCAAATATTGAACGTACATCTGCAAAGTTTTTAGTGCTATTCATTCTTATATCGAATAGATATAATTTAAATTGTCCATCAGCAGTTCCTGCCGTGCCTGAGTGATATGAAAATCCTCTAACTTTAGCAGTACCTATTTCAGAACCTGGAGCTGTTGTAGTACCAAAAGTTCTGCTAGTTATCGCTGTACCGGCGGCACTGCGTAGAGATACTTCTCTAAGTCCTTGAAAGTCCCATGTACCAGCAACTTCTTTGATGAAGACATAATTACCAAAAGTTTGTGTTAATACTCTTGCATCTCTCGTTGTAAAGTCTGTTGCTTTGTCTATTTCTAAAGGTGTAGGATTTATTAGTTGAACTTTTTGTCCGTTGACATAACCTATACCTTTATCAACTTCTGCTATGAGTTTGTTAGCGTCACCACCTTCATCTGAATTATATCTACCTAAGTTTTCACTAGACTTTAAATGTTCACGAATACGAATAGTAAAAGGTTCTGTTGCATAGTTACCTAATGTTTCATGAAACTTCATGGCAATATGTTTACCAATATCTGAATACATTGTATCTTTATTATTTCTAATAAGTATACCATCTTTTAATTCAGCTATTGTAAAGAATGTTGCTGTGTTGGCGGCACCCGTAACTCTTGATGCAAGAGTTGGTAACATTTTTAATCTGTCAGCTCCAGGGGCGGCAAAGTTAGTAGAACCTGATGCATTGTCTGTCAAGCTACTATCTATGTTCGAGTTAACTAATGTTTCAACTGTTTGAAAACCAACTTTCTTTGATGGTGATGTGCTATACTTATCTACGATATGACTTTGGGCACCAACTCTGACAAAATGTCCTTTGTGAAAAATAACGCCATCTGACACTGATGCTCTTGTACCTAAACCAGTCGAGCTAGAAGTTATTGTGTTGGCGGCAACTATAAAACTTGCACCTGTTCTCGTTCTTAAAGTAAGAACTTCATTGTCTGCAAAAGCTTTTGTTGTATTATTTGTACCTGAATTTGTATACTTAACGAAAAGAGTCATTAAGTCTGGATTCGCCGCCTCTGAACCATCAGCAACATCAATCAACTGTGCTGTCATACCTGAGGTAGTACCAGTAATTGTTGCATTTGCTACAACACCACCTGAGAAAAAATCTGTAAGCAGAATAACTCTGTTGTTAGCGTCTTTATCTCTAAGTTTTACAAAGTCGATGTCTTCTATTTTTAAGGCAGAACCTGTAACGATTGTACCATCTACTAGTATTTCATTACCAAATCTCTCTATCTGATTTTGTAGTATTGTCTGTAGCTGAGTTAATTCTCTAGCTTGTACAGCAAAGCCAGGACGAAACAAAATTCTATTGTAATTTTTTGTTTCATCAAAATCATCGAAATAAGGACTTTGGTTTAAATTTGTTTCGGTTGCCATCTACTTTACCTTTAAAAATCTAGTATAACTTTTATATCTTCAGTTTGATCTACTGCTCTATCGACTTTCTGAAAGTTCTCTACATGTATAAATTCACCTGAATATGTGTTTGCTTCTGGACCTGATATTGTTGATACAGTTGCAACTTTTGTAGAACTTCCTTTTTTTAATAATATATCGTTTTTTGTAAAAGCGATATGATTGCCATAACTATCTACATTATTTAGATAGATATTAAAGAACGATGTATCACTTCTCAACTCATCATCTTTAATAAAAACTATTGTTCCGTTTGCACCATTTGATGCTTGTGCCACAGATTGATTGGCTCTAGCAGAAGCATTTAACTCTGTTATAAAACCAATAGTACCATTCTCAGCATTTAGTCTCATTCTTTCATTTGTTATCTCATCATCTATCTGAAATTGATTTTGTGGTACATTATTTATGACTTGTTGATACGATATATTTAATCTTGTTGTCAATCTTAGTGTGTCTGCACTGTTAGACGTATTAGCAATTGCTTCAGTAATAATAGCATTATTTGAGTTGACTTTAACAATAGGATCTTTGAGAATGCTTACAGTTCTAAATTCTGTATTCGCAGGAATATATCCAGCGCCTGAGTCTGATACACCTTGACTACCTTTAAATTGTGCATTTAGACAGACTCTATTTCCACCTAATTCTCTTATAGCATCTTTACCATGTCCACCAATAGGTGATATAATTACATTCGCAGTAGCACCTGTACCTTGAACTGTATTTGATGTAATGAAAGCTTTAGCATGTGTATACTTAGAACCAGTTGCTATTACGTTTACATTCGATATATTACCATTTGTATTTACTAGCGAATAAGCTAAAGCTCCTACTCCATCACCTACAATATTTACTGTTGGTGAAATAATTACAGTAGAAGTTGTATCAGGTGTTGTTGAAAAACCTGTATTTGTTGTAAGTGTTCTTGAAGAGCCATCATAATTTACAATTCTTCTTAACTGTCCTAGTCCAGTACCTGACTGAATATAAACTGAGTCGCCGTTATAATGATTATCTACTGAAGATGGATTACCTTGTGCTAACTGAACTGTAGTTGATGTAGCACCTATAACAGCGGTACTTTGTAACATACCATAACCTGAGCCTACATCATTTGTTTCTATAACTTGAATGGCACCATTTACTGATGCATTTTGAACGGCAAGTTGATTAGTTTGTTCTGCACTACCATCACTAGATATTAATGTTTGCACTGGCATATGTGATGCTGTCAAGAACTTACTTGCAAGTCCTAAACTGATAGTATACATATACTTCCAAGTATAACCATCTGATGTAGTAAAAGGTGTTGTTGAGAAACCAGCTGGCTTCACAGTTGACTGCCCGCCTTTATTATTGTATAGACATTTATACACGTTGTTTTGATCAGTCAACACATAAAAATCTGATTCGTATAAATTTATATTTGTATGCTTGTACATAGGATAAACTGTACCTGTAGTCCAATCATGTCTAGGAACAACATGACTTATATCTGTTGTGTTTATCTTTTTAGCTCCTATAGCATCTTTCCAAATAGTGTAATGTTTGTCTTTGATTGTTTCAGTAGCTGTAGGTGAATTTGGTTCGTTGGGCCAATGTGTACTTTTACCTAGAACTGCATAAAGTATTGTAGAATTTTTTGTGCTTCTTCCGTCAGACTCATTTACAGAATCTACAAAAGCTTTTGCACCCATGATATTCATTTCTTTACTAGAATAAGAAGTCATTATGATACCGTTCCCGAAAAATAATGAGCATTTGCTCCTGTTATATTACCATGCGTCCAATTTACTGCCAGATTGGCGCTGGTTGCACTGCTGACTATATTTAGTCGTGCTTGATAAAAGACATTGCTAATTGGACCTATTATTATTGACTGTCCGTTAGCAAATTCTGTAGTTAATTGTGTACCAGTTCCTGTTATTGTATTCGCATTATTATTGATAGCTATTGTACCTGTTGCTACTTTTCGTGTTCTTATCAAACTTGTAGATACAGATTGACTCATAGCATTTGTAGAAACTTTAAATTTACCGAAAAACTTTTGTCCGGCAGGGTGTATTAATCTTAAAGCAATATCTTTATATCGTGTCAATGCAATAGACGCTTCTACTTCGTAAGAAAACTCTTGATAGAAATTACTATCTTGTATAAAACCTCTAGCTGAAGATACGTGTCCTCTTGTCGATGCATAGTAACCTTCAGCATTTGCTATACCATCTATTGTAATTATACCTGTTGCTTGAATAGCATTCAATCTACCTGAAGAAGAAAAAGTTATTGTTTCTTTTGGTTTATAAGAGAAACCTGAATCAATAACTCTAGCACTTTTAATAGAACCATTAGCACCTATATCTGCCGTTATAACAGCATTTTCACCTAAAACACCTTCGTCTTGTATACTTACAATATTGACAGCACCTGTTCCTGCAAGAGTGCCTTGGCTTGCATCTGTAAAATGTTTAGTTGCTGTAGTACCTAATGCCCAATTAATATTTCCTGGTTTTCTTTGCAAATCATCTTGCCATACTCTAAGAACAGTTTCGTATGTAGTATTAGCGTGTTGTATTGTTTGCCCTACAGCCATGACATTTGCTTTTGCACCTGTAGATGCTTGCTCTAATCTATCGTTAGTATCAATGGCAATGATGCTATTAACACCCGTACCAAAATTAGCATTGTCATATTGCACAGTGAGATAAGCTTCACCAATACCTAAGGCGGCTACGTTTCTATGCTCTGCTACAACTTTAGGTGCAACTGTAAAATCTTGTCCACCTAATCTATTTGATAATCTTGCAATTGTGCCAACTGTGTTGTTGACAAATGTTAGCGAATCAGATAGTCTAGTATGAATATTTTCTATCTTATTGTTAGAAGTTTGCACAACATTATTTCCAACAATAACAGAACTATTAACTTTTCGTATACCTTCTTTTTCTATAAATGCTCTCATAGGACCAGCATCAAACTGTGAAGATACATTTGCAGTAGTGTTTGCTGTTACCTGCATGGTGATAATTTTTCTATCAGGAGTGCTATCGCCATCATGATCATATTGATTACTAGCTGTAATATCTAATATTCTTTTTACAACACCAAAAGCACCTGATTTTATTCCTACAATCTCGTCACCTTGTGTTATACCTCCACCACCATCTGTGTTTGCAACTTGTACAACATGATAACCTATTGTGTTTGCAAAAAATCCGTTAGTTGCTTTTACTGTACCTACAGTAGTTCCTGTAGATGTTGCTTTCTTTACTGTTTCGTTATCTTGAAAGTTTTTAAAAGTATCAACTGCAAGAATAACATTATCTACTGTGGCATCATATGTTCTTCTAATTCCTTTGACTATAGCATTAGCAGAAGAAGTTACACCAAACAAACTATCACCAACTACAACACCTGGATCACTAGTATTTTCAAGAACTATGACTGCGTTTGCATTTGTTCTAAAGTTTCTTTTCTCAGAAAGAGTTTCATCTGATTCTCTAAAACCAAAGTCTGGTGAACCTAGTAAAGTGTTTGCATGTGTGTTCATAATACCTAATGAACTATCTGCATATGCAACTCTAGGCGCAGTAGCACCAAAAACAGTATTAGCTATAAATTTATTTGTACATAAGCTTAGTGCAAATGTGTCAGTCAAATCACCAGCAAATATCCTAAAACTTGCAGGTGCTGTTCCATCTCCACCAACATACTCTAATATTGTTCCTTCATTCTCTTCACTTGATACGTATCCTGAACCACCATCTACAAGATTGAAGTTAACTTTACTCTGTAAGTCTGACGTATCGGTGACAACTGCTTTTGCGAAAGCACCTGTTTTAGAAGATATAATATCTACGATATCACCTTTTCTATATTCACCACCACCTGTTGCAACTGTAACTCTACGTATACCACACTCAACAATAGGTGCATAACTATTTGGTACACCTTTTAATTGTATTGCTTCTAAATGATTAAAAGAGCCTTTTACATTTGATAAAAGAATTTGATCAATGTCTCTATTTTTAGCTACAAGTCTTTTTACATCTTCTACTAAACCTTCAGCTTGACTATCACTTCCTTTTATTGTTTTTCCTATGAGAGTATATGCTCTAGGATCATGATGAGTAACTAAGTATCTGTCGATTCTAAAATCACCATCTGATACTTTAAGCATTTGATCAGCTGGAAAGTTTATCTCAACATCTTCATCATAAAGTATTTTAAATAATAACTTATACGAATCAATTGTACCTTTTGTTGTATATAAGTCTTTGATACGTTTGGCAAGTAGTCTTTTATCAGCAAGAGCATCATCAGGTATTTCAGGCATCAACTCTGAACGAAAGTATTGTATATACTCATCTAGTGTGTCATCAATATCTTTGTAGCTTTTTAAGTTTCTCTGAATGTCCTGTTGTTTACCAGTTGTTTCTAAGTACTGATAGTACGCTTTAATAAAAGCAAGAAACTTCGGACCTTCTTCTTTATAAAAAGCAGGAAACTGATTCTCTACTAGTGTTGATAGTTTTGCATCAAGTGCCATTAATTACTAACCTCTGCTTGTGTATCAATTACTGCATCGGCAGAAGATATAATTATAATCTGTTCTCTCACAGGCACAATATCTTTGTTTACAGGATTGGCATTTACTTTTACTTCGATACCATCAAAGGCAGACACAACAAAACTATTTAACGATACTTTACCTGTGGTGTAATCTATTGCGCCAGCTTTAGAGTCAATAAACACTTGTTCTTTCTCTGTGTTAAATCTAAACATTCTGATATTACCTAAACCATCATCATCTAACTGTGCTATAAAATTATTAAACGTAAATGTAGTAGATGTTATAGAGTTCTTTTCTATAGCGTTATGAAACTCTAACTCTACCAATGTTGCACTTGTTGTGCTAGGTACAAATCTTTTTTGCATTTTAAACTCTGCTTCATTATTAAGCACTGCGTCATTTGTATTATCTAAATCACGCACGAATCTAGAATATCGTAGTTTCTTACCAAACTGTTCTAAACTATTGGTAGAATACTTGGTTATAGAATCTCTTACAAGTGCCTGTATTGCAGAAGTACCTATATTCGCTTTGAGTGTGTCGTAGTAAGTTGTGATTGTAGGTATCACATACAGATAAGTAGGATCAATAATTATAGGATCAATACCTAACATTGTTCTACTCTTAATAGAGTTCTTTATTTCATCTTTGAGTGTAGCTGTCGGTATCAATTCACCTTGAGGTTTGATTGCGATGTAAACTTTTCCATGAACGGCAGGAATAGCTTCTTCACCACCAAAAGCTACAACTGATGATAAATTAGTATTCTCATTTAATATTATTCTTTCAAAGTCTTTTGCAACAACTGCACGATTTTGAATCTTATAATTTCTTGGTGCGTTGAATTTTATACTATCAACACTTTCTATTTCTACTCCACCTCTCGCTACTGAATTTACTGAGAGATTAGTGCTTGTGTAACTAGGAGCAACTGATAAATTATCAATAGAGAAAGTATTAGCGCCGTTTGTCTGTATACCATGACATACCCTATATTCTACTTGTATTACATTTCCATTCACTACAGGTTTACCTAGAGAACCAGTACCAAATAATATTTCATATTGCTTGTCATGTGTCTCTTGTAAGTAGTAAACAGCCGATTGATTATTCACATCACGTATATTTGTTGCTTGTGTGTAAATGGTATTCGCTGAAGAAACAGAGGACTCTTTAACTGTAACACGAATACTTCTAGTATCTACATTCTCATTTGGTATAACATACTTAACAGGTGATGCATCATTCACTGTAAACTCTTGTGTGACTGGTGTACCTTCTGTTATTGTTATTGCTTTTGAAAATGTGTTTGATATATTCTTTATTATGTTTGTTTCAGGTGTAACAAATGTAAATGTTCTATTGTTTATACTTGTTGTAAATGTTGTATTCTTTGGTAGTGCAAATTCTGATATTGCGTTTGATACACCTGTAAAAGTTATTGTAACATTTGCACTTGCGCCTCTTGCAGAACGTGTGATATAACCTAGCTCTTTTGCTCTAGATACTACACTATCTCTTTGCTGTGCTGTATCAAGAAACATTTCGTTTGCAAGCATATTTGTATAAAATGCATTATAATGTGTATTGTATGATAATACGTCCAACAAAACAGACATATTACTACCTTCGAAATCATAGTCGTTGAACTGTGTTTGAGATTGTAAATATGTTTTTAAATTAGATTTGATATCAGCAAAATCAACTTCGGTTATATTTAAGTATGTGTTAGCAGACATGTTATCGTACTCTTTCTAAAATTACATCTAGAACAATTGCTTGAGGATCATTTACGATTTCGAATGCAACTGTTATTGATATAGCATTTAAATCTATTCTATCTTCTACTAAGCAATCGATAATATTGGCTCTTGGTTCATAGTTGCGTATTGTAGTAAAGACGGCTTCTTTTATTTGATCTTGTAGATACGCAGTAAAAGGTTCGAATAGATATCCTCTAATACTACAACCAATGCCTGCATTAAAAGGACGTTCTCCGAAATCAGTCAATATCAAGTTCTTTACAGCTTGTTTAACTGCATCTCTATTAGTCTTTTTATTTAAAGACTTTGTGATAGGATTTGTGATAAACTGATTATCGAAATCGCTGTATATGACTTGACTGGTTTCAGGCATTCTTCTTCTCTTGTATCTCTTTTCTTCTCATAGTACAGATTTTAGATATTTCTGCCAAAGCTTTTCTTGCTCTTGTACCAGCAGATTTATTTCCTTTTTCAAACTTTTCACTCTCTCTTACATATGTTTCAAAAAGATTTAACAAACTATCATGATAATTCACTTGACTCTTCCTTCATATAATGATAAAATACTATTGTCTATTTATAACTATTAATCACCATTTACAAATACATTTTCTGAACCTGTTTCTGCTTTACTTGGTAGAAACTTATCGTGCCCTTTTGTAGCATCGTCTTTTCTATGCACGGCTTTACCATTAATAAAGACGTTAGGAGAACCAACGAGTGCTTCATCACCACATTCTGTTTTATCACCTACAACAATTGCAGGTTCACCATTGACAAACACATTAGCACCAGATTTAGTGTAGGGTGTTTGATGAAGAGGTAATGGTGTAAAAGGATCCTCATGTTTGACATTCTTGTCTAATGTTGCTCGAACTACACCTGGCATTATATTGCACTAGATGTTGGAGCTGGTGTGGTACCATCGTCACATGCTACCGCTCTTCTGACTGTTCTTAATCTCCAGAAAAAACCACCTCTAAGTTTATATCTCTTTTGTGTAATACTATTACTTTGATTACCACCGACAACTTCTATATGTGTATCTGTAAAGTTACCTGTAGCAAACGCAACGTGTCCTGTTCCTTTCGCTGAACCACCTCTTTGAAATACCAATATATCTCCTCTTTTGAGATTTGTCAAATCTATTTTATCACCTTGTGCTGTAGCTACTTCTGTACCATAGTTTGCATATGCTTGTGATGATGCTGTTTGTATGTACTTATTACCTGAACGCTTGAGTACTGCACCAGCAAACACAGCACACCATGCTGTTCTATCTGCATATTGAGAACCATTATAACCAATCTCGTCCCAAAGAAACTTAATTTTAGGATTACTACCTGTTTCTTTCCAACCACCTTCGTTCATAAGTTCTATTGCAACATCAATTGGATTTCTGTGTGGATTATCAGGCGAACCGCAAGTAGCAGGTGTCTTCTCTGGATATTTTACGTCTTCTGGATTTTTACCATCAGTTTGTTCTACTTGTTCTGGATTATCTGGATATTCTACACCTGCTTCTATTTGTGTTTCTTCAGGCTTGAGTTTTATAATATTGGTTTCAAATAATATAGCATCATCAATCAATTCAGGTGTGTATAAATCTCCTGTCGTACTATTTAAATCAATTCGTTTTGATTTGATATCAACATTATTAAATGTTGTAACATTGAAGTTACCTCTTGTATTAAAGTTTATATCACCATCAACAAAATAATTTAAGTTACCAGTTGTGTGTATATTGTTATTACCAGATATGGTTTGAAAATTATTCTTTTGTTGTATAACTACATCACCACTAGGTTGTATTTCTATTACTGTTCCTGATTTATGAAAGACTTGTATACGTTCTGCATTCGGTGTATCATCAACTTCAATGACATGTCCGCTCTCAGTTTCTGTTACATGATTGTAGGGGTACTCGGCTTTATAAGACGCTTCAGGCGCTCCAATAGTGCCATCACTATCAATCGTAATAGTAGGAGTGCCTCTCGCAAGTTTGTTAACATCACTCTCATCAACATATAAAGGATATTTACCATTTGGATCATTGAAACCTCTTGAACTGTCTGCTGAAAACTTAGGCGCTCCAGCTATTGTTCCCATTATGTATGGTTGTTGTGCTTTCTTTCCGTCTGCAAAGAATCCAATAACCCACGATCCTTCAAGGATTCCCGTAGGCGATTTACCTTTTCCACTGACGCCTGCGGAAGTGACATCTTGGATAGGTATTGCCCATGGAAGACTGTCAGTAGGTATTTCGTTCTTATCATCGGTGTGCCAACCATAACACCTGACACGCAACCTTCCGAGTTGTACAGGATCATTACGGTCTTCGACAACCCCGAAGAACCATATAAAATCATTTATCCCTAGGAAGTTTTTCATCACCAACTATCCTCTTCCCATCTTTGATTGTTACTTGTGTAACATGTCTATCTTTTGGTTTATTTCCTGGTTTGAAAATATCTATTTCAATATATCCATCAAGAGAATCTTTACCTACAGAGTCATGAGGATCATCTGTGTGTTTTGGTTCTTTTATCTCTTGTAAAAATTCTTCTGCCATTTTTGCTCCTATGAGTCAATTGCTAAATCAAATAAAACTGGTCCTGCTTCTACTATATTTCTGAAATAGCACTTATACTCTTTTCTTGATTTCTTTGTGACTGGATCTTTTACATTTGTACTTTCGAATGTAAACTTACCTCTAATCTTAAATATTAAGGCTTCTCCTTTTTCGCCTGTTGGATCTAAAGCTTTATCAAAAACTTTAAGTATTGGATCTGTGTTGTTTATTCTAAAATATTTAGCTTCAAACTTGGTAGAGAAAAACTCTACAGCTTTTTCAAACTGAGGTCCAAACTTAGCTTTCTTATATGAACCTTTATCTAGTTTCACCATTTCTATAGTGTCATCACCTTTTGTAATACCACCTTTGAGAAAACGTGCAATCACTTTCAAAGACTCAGCATCACCTTTTTTAAATATAGCTTGTAATTGTTTTGCCGCCTCTTTATATGCCGGCTCACTTGCATCTCTCATGTTCTTTGCAATTGCTGAACCTTCTAAATTCTTTGACTCTTCTCTTGATATAAATCTCTTTGTCATATCCATAGATTGAAATATTTTATCATAATCTTTTCTTTTAGAACTTACATCTAAACTTAACTTTTTAAATATTTTAACCTGATGATCAAATGTAATACCTGCTACCTGATCAAACTGCTCACCACCTGTAGTCTTCAATGATATCTGTTGATCTAATGGCTTACCATCTATTGTGAGTTTGATATCAGCTTTTGTTCCTTTTTGATCACCTGTACCATCTGAGTTTACAAAAACACTATTGATGACACGATTGATATGGGTGCCTATGGCATGATACTTTAGACGCTTATCATTATTTGCATACTTCATAGAACTCTGAAATATCTTTTTGACTTTAGGATCACCGTCCCAGTTTTTCATGTCTGAGATATATTCCCATGATGGCGCTGGTATTGCTACACGAAACTTTATCTTATCAGTTATGTTAACTGTAACACCTGTCTCTTTTTTATCTTTTCTTTTGAGTTCTATTTCTTTTGGTAGCTTACCTCTTGCTATGATAAGTTTCTTTAATATTGTTTTTATATTTGCTATTTTTACTTCTTTTTCAGGTAACATGAAACGTGCAACAACCGCCGCCCCTAATATGGGCTCTGATATATCACCATAGTTTTTCTTTTTTTCTTCTGCTATGAAAGATTTGAAAGTTTTTCTTTCAGAAATGTATTTCTCATATTTGTTATTGAATACAAATCTGTCAGGCTTTCCTATCTTCTGATATTCTTTTAGTTGCTGAAAAGTTTTCATTATAGTTTAAACCTTTTCTTTAAAGCACTTACACTTTGAGGTGATAGTGGTGAGTTTGCTAGAACCCATCTTATAACAGTAGCTAATATATCAGCATCTTTTAAATAGTTTTGTCCGCTCTTCTTAATCGTAACATAAGAAAAGTCTTTGACAGCTTTGCCTTCATATCCTGGGTGAAAGATTGTTTTTTCTCTATTATTTAAAATAACATGTACTTGTCCATCTACATACTTTCTACCAATACCGGTTCTATTACCAAGAGCCATAGATTTAATTCTCTGTAACATATTCATGGCAGCCTTTTGATGTGACTGAAAAAGTATTGCATCAGGTACAACTCTATCTCTTTCTTTGTTGGCTTTTGCCGCCTGTTTGTAACTTGTTAGTACCCATACTAGATGAATATTTTTAGGCTCATAACCAGCTTCTATGAGTTTAGGTGCAACATCACTTATATCATTACTATCTTTCATAGTGATATCAAAAAGTATGTTTGGTAATCTATCTTTCTTAGCACCTGTTAACAACATGTCAAGTGTTTTATTTTTGATACCTTTTTCTCTTACGATAGTGTGTAGCTTAAATACATCTTCAGGATTTCTTAGATTCAGTTTAGCTAGTTCTGAATCACTGTCTTTCATTTTCGCAAGCTTGATAAGAGCCTTCTTCCACTCATCAACATCTCGTACCTTAAATTTCTCGCCTTGCATGAAATTCTGAATCGCAAAACCTTTACCTGAACCAGCACCACCAGCCATAAAAACAATTTGCCCATAATTTTTACCATTGTTAAATAATATTAGTTTCTCTTCCAGTTCTTGAAAACTATTTAAAGTTTCGTACTCTGATTTTGTTAGTATCATTATTCTATACCTGTATCTTTGACACACTCTAAGACGGTATCATATATTTGTTTAGTTATAACGTGTCTACATTTAGTTATTAAATATTTACCACTTGTGTATTTATCTTCTTCCTTTCCTTCTTCAAACGATGTTGCAGGAGTAAACTTACACTCTATAGTATCGCCTACATTTAGTTCTGAGTTTCCTGGAATAGTAATAACTATTACATTATTTGTCAAGTGTTTTAAATAACTATCTCTGAAAGGATCTTTTAGAACATCTCTCTGAGCTAAAGGAGCTTCAGGTGCAAATACACTATCAACATCATGTCCTCTTCTTGATGTTTTCAAATGAACAATCGCATTGTCATCTGCACCACCAGGAATAGTTAAAGTATTTAATTTAGAAAATCTCTCAACTTCATCTTGATATTTGTAAACTGTCTTATTAAAATCTTTTCTGAGAGGATCAAGTTCTATAGTTGTAGCAGAAAATAAACCATCTGTCATCTGCTCAGTTAAATCACTTTCTTTAACTCTATCTACAGATTTTATAAAATATGCATTCATACCATCTTTGTATACATCAGTATTGTAAGATGATGGGTGGTAGAGAAACTCTTCACCTTTTGGTTCTTCTTTGATTAATTTACCTAAACTTCTAAACTGAAAGCCTAGAAAAGTTTCATAGAATAATAGTTTAGATGCAGTATCATCATCTACACCTTCTTCACATAGATAACGAATAGCTTCTATAGGATTGTACATAGGAATCACACATTTATGTAAACCTGTAGTGGTTGTCAATCCTTGTATGCCAGTCTTCGATACTTCTCTACCTTCGTTTTTGTACAAGTTATATACTGATTTTAGTTCAGGCGTCATAATGTGTTCATCGAATATTATTTGTACGATTTCGTTTATCTTTTTACCTGAGCCTGTACCAAATGCTTTTGATATCTTTTTATCGATGGTATTGAAGTGTTCTAGTGAGTAACCTTCTATGACATATGTTTCATTACCTGTAGTATTTCTAACTCTTTCTTTTACACCATTTACTGCAAATAACATTTTATTCATAACAAATTCTGGATCGGCAGTTTTGAAAGAAACGTATATAATTTCGCCACCAGATAATCCATTTGACACAGCATTTATAAATCCAGCTGAGTCATTTACTGCTATTTCTATTTGCATGAAAGGTAAAAATAAATCTTGAAGTATGTTTACTTCTAAACTTAACGCTGATATATCTGTTGGTACACCTTCTTTATCAATAAGTTCTAGACGCTCTAGTATAAAGTCACCAGGAAATCTATAGTTCTCTTTTGATGTATCGCCCCCTGATGCAGAAGCTTTACGCATTATTGCATCTTGATAAACCATTATGCTAGTACCGATTTAACTTCTTTGACTAATTGATTTAGATATCTTCTGTCTAGTATTTTTAATTTTTTCTTATCATCATTTAATCTTTCTTCAAAATCATAAGCTGTTTCTGAATCACGATTAGACGCTGATAGAGTATTGTATGTTTTTAAATCTACAACTATTTGTCTTCTTGGTATTCTAGTTCCGTCAGTTAGTAGCTGTTCTTGTTCAATTATTTGAAAATAGTTTTTTGTAGTAGCTCTTGCTGTTGTGACTGAGCCATATTTTTCTACGATGTAGTCTGTGAACTCTTTACCAAACAAAGGTAAATCATAGTAAGGATCAACTATATCATTAAAATGCAATATCACCCATGCTAGATTCGAATCGCCATAATATCTCTCTGCAATAGTGTCCATTCTATCGCCTTCATGCATTGTATAGTCATAGTATGTGCCAACAATATCTTTTACTTTTGTTTTAAATTTAAAACGTCTGAGTATATTTGTTACTTCGGTAACTCTATTGACATCTTTTAAATCATGTGATGTTGTAGGAAAGAATGAAAAGTAATTTGACATTAGAAGAAATCTCCCATTTCTCTAGATGTTCTTGTTCTATACTCATCACCACCTTGTGCTTGTGAGTATTCAGTAAAACCATCTCTAGTTTGAAGCTTGACTTCTTGAAACTGTAATGTTATTTGAATAGAAACTGGTGCGCCTGTGTTCTCAAAGAATATAGGTAAGTTCTCACCATTATAAGTTACTTGCATATTCTTTAACACACAAGTACCTATCTCATATAAGTTTGATCTTATCTTATCACTAAAAGCTATTTCAAATTCATCAGGATAATCGAAAGCTAAACCTGCGGTAGTGCCAGAACCACCTATTGCATTTGATGGTAACATATGAAATCTAAACGCTTCTATGATACTTTTTATTGTGTTACTTTCTGTTTGATCTCTTGCAACAAACTTATATGTAAAAGAATGATCTCTGAAGTTTATACCTCTAAACACAACTGCAAGATGAGGATTAATTGCAACACCTTCTTGCAAAAGTGTGCCTGTTGTGACGGCTGATATTCCTCCAGCACCTATGATAAATGCTCCTAATGCACCACCAACTTTACCACTCAATGCAGTAGCACCTGTTACAACTCCTGCCGCCCCTATTTCTGTTATACTTTGATCATCTACACCTAATGTATTAAATTTATTTACAATTCTACCAGCGATATCTGATACAGCACCTGCTCCTTGACTCAAAGCACCTAGTCTACCGGCGGCGGCACCACCTATGATACCTAATGATTTGTTTTCGTAGTCTGCTTGATATTGTACTTGTAGATTTCCTGGTATAGGTAACACGATAGAAGATATTATTTCTTTTTTACCTTTGGGTTCTTTTATAGTTTGCTTGCTTCTTTTTACAGCATCTATTTTCATATAATGTTCATCATCTATATCAGCAGGATATACTAAGCTTGCAGTGTTCATACTTTTTGGCATTAAACCTGCGATGTGTCCTTTTGGTAGTCTATTGGTAACTTTTTTCAGAAACATCTCTCTTGCAGATATTCTTACATTACTACCATCAAATTGTATACCTGTTTTAGCTAGTTTACCTTGTATATCTGTAATGGCTTTGAAGTCTGTGTTTATATTGACGTTGCCGTTACCTATTGTTATAGCCATTATACATATCCCTATGAGTTATAAAGGTAAGTTCTATCCCAAGTTTCCTAAGAAATACAAAGGTGATCCTACAAATATTATTTATCGTTCTTTGTGGGAAAGAAACTGTATGGTTTACTTTGATCAAAACCCAAATGTGCTTAAATGGGCTTCTGAAGAGTTAATCATACCTTATAAGTCTGCACTTGATGGACGTTGGCACAGATACTATCCCGACTTTGTTATTCAAGTAAATAATAAACATAATAAAAAAGAAACGATTGTCGTTGAAGTAAAGCCTTACAAAGAAACCAAAGAACCTACTCCACAAAAAAATCTAACTAAGAAGTATTTATACGAGGTAAAGACATGGAGTATAAATAAGAGTAAATGGAATTATGCAATAGAGTATTGTAAAGACAGAAACTGGAAGTTTATGATACTCACAGAAAAAGAACTATTCAAGAATGGCAACAGTTTTTGACGATATACTACTGAGAGGTGTTCGTAGAGGTGAACTACCAGGACGTACACAACGCTCTAGAGATTGGTTTAGACAACAAGCTAAGACATCAAGTGTTGGTAAACTGAAAGCTGGTGATGTAACTGACTTCAATAAAAACGTAGGACTCAGAGACTACGATAGATTTAGAAATCGTACTAGTATAGGTGAAATGTTTTTCTTTAACTATGATCCTAAAAACAAGTCAACATTACCATACTATGATAGATTTCCTTTGATATTCAAAGTGCAGAACTCTCCAGGAGGGTTTGAAGGACTGAACTTACATTATCTACCACATGTGTTACGTGCTAGACTTATGGACGCACTATACACAACAGCAACTAACAAACGATATGATGCGTCTACCAAGCTAGGCATATCATATGGATTATTACGCTCGGCGGCTAAATACAAAGAGTTTAAACCAACGTATAAAAAATACTTAACTAAACATGTTCGTTCTAGATTTATTAAGATAAACGCTTCAGAATGGGATATAGCATTATTCTTACCTGTTGAAAGATTTGAAAAAGCAAGTAAGAGTAAAGTATGGGGAGAAAGCAGGCGTGCCATTTAACGTACAAAATTTTACAGCTACATTAAATAAAACTGGTGTCGCACACGCTTCGCATTTTGAAGTACAGATAACTGGACCAGTTAGCACAGGTGCAGAGCAAAATCTAATGTTACGTTGTGATACTGTTGATATTCCAGGAAGAGCAATATCTACGACAGAATATAGAATATATGGACCTCTAAGAAAAGTTCCTTATGGTGCCATATATACCGATATTGCTTGTCAGTTTTTATTAAGTGAAGACTTACAAGAAAAGAAATATTTTGACGCATGGCATGATAAGATAATTAATCATGGTGCTTTCGGTTCTAGTAGAGGATCACATAATGTTAGTTACTATAATGATTATGTGGGTAATGTTACGATTAGACAATTCAATTCAGCAGGCGATGTAATGTCTGTTCATACATTACAAGAAGCATATCCTGTAACAGTTGGTGCTATACAAATGAATTGGAATGCAAACGAGTTTGCAAAGTTAGCTGTTGCTTTTGCATATAGAGATTATAAAGTAGTATATGGTGATTCAAACCAACCAGGACTCGGCGCTTCTTTTGGATTCTCTTTTGGTGAAAACGGCTTTGGATTATCTGGTTCGCTACCAGGAATAGGAAACATATCTGTTGGCTCAACAGGATTAACAGGTGCATTACAGACACCATTTGGATTGATAAGAAAATTATAATTGAGGAGTTATTATGGCTTTACCAGCACTCTCGTCTCCAGAGTTTATTACGGAGATACCTTCAACAAAACAAAAAATTAAGTTTCGTCCTTTTCTAGTTAGAGAAGAAAAAATTCTATACATGGCTTTAGAAGGACAAGATGCAGTAGAAATTCAAAATGCCACAATAAAGGTATTGAATGATTGTATACTAACACCTAATGTAAATGTAGGTGACTTACCAACTTTCGATGTAGAGTATCTATTTTTACAACTCAGAGGTAAATCTGTTGGTGAAACTGTAGAAGTTATATTAAGACACAAAGATAGTCCATGTAAAGAATCAGTAACGCTTTCAATAAATCTAGACGATATAAAAGTACAAGGTGAGATATCTGATGGTAAAATTATGCTTACTGATACTATAGGCATAGCAATGAAATATCCTCGTGCTGGCGATTTAAATAAATTACAAGTGCAAGAGGGTGTCAATATATTTCATAGTATAGCACATATGGTAGATTTTATCTATGATAAAGAAAATGTTTATAATGATTATTCTGTAGACGAGATTGCTGAATGGTTAGAACAACTAAATCAAAAGCAATTTACATTGATAACAGAATTTATGAACAATATGCCTAAGTTAAGTCATACTGTAGAATGGACATGTAATGCTTGTGGAGAGAAAGAAACTATATTGCTGGAGGGCTTACAAAGTTTTTTTACTTAGGGTTGGTACATAATTCGCTAAGTAATTACTATCAACTCAACTTTTCACTTATGCATCATCATAAATACTCCTTGTCCGAACTGGAGAATATGATACCTTTTGAACGTGATATCTATGTGACATTATTGAAACAACACTTAGAAGAAGAAGAGGAAAGAAGGAAACAAAAATGACAGCAAAGAAGTTAGAACCACAGTCTAAGTATGCTGACATGGATACAAACTCTGACGGAGTAGTATCTGATGCTGAAATAGATAACTGGCAACAAACTGAAGAAGTGAAGAGATTAAATAGAAAACAAATGCATCAAAGAAACATGGCATGGACTGCTTTAGTGTCTATGTTATTATTCACAGTGATAATGTTTACACCATTTGTACCAGATGAAAGAATTAAATTACTCACAGACATATCAAATCTCTTTTACTTAGCACAAGCAGGTATCGTAGGTGCTTTTATGGGATTTGCCGCCTTTGATAAATCAGGAATGAAAAAATAATGGCTGAACAAGGTCCTCTACCCAGACTCAATCAATCTACCAATAGAGCCGCCCAAGCCAAGATGGAAGAAAGATCACAACTTAGCTTAGCCGCCCAAGGTAAGATAGCACTTGATGGTGCTTTTCGAAATAGTCTTCTATCAGAAAATAATACACATCTAAAAGATATAGTAAATCTATTAGCGATGGCTGAAGAGATGAGAGCCAGAGATGCTCAGATGGAAGCAGAAGATAGACTTGAGATGAAGCGTAAGCTTAACGCTCAAATGGAAATGGACAAAAAAGAGCAAGCTGAACAAGTAGAACTTGATCCTTTTGGTATAGGTGCATTTCTTGCAGGTGTAACAGCAATAGCTGGTGCTTTTGTAGGACTCAGAGGTTGGGAAATGGGAGCTATAAGAAGACTAGGTGAGTTGCGTGTATTTTCTAAAACTATACCTGATAGCGTTAAAGCGATTAGAGAGGCTATACGCTTCAATCTATTTGGTACAAACACAAGACTTACACCTGATAAAATAAAAGGTATCTTTGTGGAACAGAAACCTTTTATAATGACAATAAGAGAAAGAATAAGTGCTATAAGACAAGGTATAACTAACGCACTATTTGGTGCTTTACGAGGCGGACCTCAAGCACTGGCACCTTTATTAGATCCTCAAGGTAGAGTAGCTACTGTTATAGAGTCTATTAAGAAAGTTGGTGGTGGTGCGTTCACATTTATATCAGAGTCAGCTAAAACAATATTTAAACCTTTCAAAGATATCTTCACTGGTATCAAAAACTTCATGTCAGGTGATGGAGCAGGTGGTAAATTTTTAGGAGCAATAGGTGGTACTGTTGGTGCATTTCTGAAAATGGTTGGTAGAATATTCAAACCCATAGGTATTTTATTTTCTTTTGGTGAAGGTGTCATGGAGTTTATGAAAACTGAAGGCAATATATTTAAAAAACTCAATGCAGGCGCCGCCAGATTTTTAGCAGATTTTATAGGTGCACCACTTGATTTGTTACTTGTGAAACTACCAGCTAAAGTTATGGAGTTATTAGGTTTTGAGAGTGCATCTAAGTGGATAAAAGAAAATGTTAGATTTGAAGATGCTTTATTTTCTATACTAACATTCCCAATGCAAGTTATCGAAAAACTACTTGAAGCAGGAAAGAAATTGTTGTCAGGTGATTTTGCAGGGGCGGCAAAAGTTATTGTTGATCCTATACTAAAACTATTCAAAGCCATAAGTAACGCTTTCATGAATTTTATAAGAAGTATACCTGTAGTTGGTAGATTGTTTAAAGATGAGAACGAAAAGATAGAAGAAGATATTGAAAAGAACAGAAAAGAAAAAGATAGATTAGCTGAACTAGAACTTAAAAATGTAGAAAGACAAAAAGCTAATGCAGAAAGAATAGTAGAAATACAAGAAGAGATTGAAAAGAAATTAGCAGGTAGAGAACTAGACGATTTAGGATTCTTTGAAAAAAATAGCGTGAAAGGTATGATGAGAGAAATAGCTTTACTTAATAATGATAGTGAAAGAGCAAGAGAATTAAATGAATTACAGAAAGAGAAATTAGCAAAACTAGAAGAAGACAATAAAGTTTTACTTGCTAGATTAAGAGAAGGAACTATTGACTTTGAAACTGCTACTGGTACTCCTTCAGGTAATGGCAGTGCTGATATGCTAAGTGCTTTAGCTAATTTTTCTGGTGATGGCTTTGGTGCTACTAGACTAACAGACAACTCTACAATTGTTGGTGACTCTAACTCTATCGCTATAAACAATCAATCTTTTCAAACAGGTGCTAGAGTAGGATCTCAGTTCCGAAATTACTTCGCTACCTAAAAAAAAGGGCGCCGTAAGACGCCCTAGTGTAAGAGAGAAAAAGAAAGATTAATCTTCTTCTGCTAGTTTCTCAAAGAATGATAAGTTCTCATCGTCACTATCTGAAGATTCAATCTTTGGCGCTGATGCTTCTTTTTGCACAGGCATTTCAACTACATTTTCTTCAGCACTCATTACTGAAGGAGCAGTAGCAGTAGCACCAGCTAAACCTAACACCATGTCAAGCTTTGCTTGTAACTCGGCGTAAGTTTTGAAATGCTTTCTATCAAG